GCACAAATTTAAAGCTGTCTTACGACAAATGGGTTTGTCCTCTCATGAGCTCGATGTCCTTGGTGTGTCGACTTAAAGATGTGCTGACATATCATGTTATTATGTCTGAATGGCTAGTACATTTCGTGTATTAAGTGGCTCGGCCAACATTGGTGCGATAGTACTGTGCGCACGTACCGCTCGCGCCAAGAATGTGCAGAATATCTTAGATGTAGCCAGTACACAAGGGAGTGGGGTTGTGATGGATGCATTGTCAGTGAATTTGATGATGGGTATGTCATCACTCACTGTAAACTCAACTTGCTGAATGACTGTCGAATGAGCGGCAAGATAGGTGTTTATTCTCTCTAAATCCTGTCTCAATCTCTTCGTATTATTCACGGCAGCGCCGATCAGCGGATAATCGGAGCGTTTCGCGGTTAGGTACTTATGCGATAATTGCATAACAGAGGTAGAACACGCTGAGAGCGGATCAAACCTACATGTAATGAGCATCACATTATCTTCTGCGGTGGGAGTAACCTCACTGTACATGATTCCGTTCTCGCACAGGTGATACAACAATTCTCCCATCTCCTCACGTCGGTATTCAATGGTAAATTCACTGAATAGAAGAGTGGGGTCATTGATCAGATGCTGAATAATCGATTTTAAGGACTCAGAATGCAAAGCATCGTATTCTGTTGGAAATATGATCTTTATATCCGTGGCGATGGGTGCTTGAGTATACTTTGGAAGTAGGATGTTGATAGGTGGTAAGCGTCTGAAATCACTTCTCACCTTTGGAGCTTTCGGTGGGGGATGCGATGGACGTTGCTGAGTAGCTTGAGGAACGATGGGTGGTACCTGAGCTGAACCATCGCTCTGCTCATCATCGCTCAATGGATCCTCAAGATGTGGTGCTTCGGTTGCTGTATCGGTACACGACGGCTGAGCCATCTCATGCACTTGGATTTGACGCGATTCTGAGATCACGTTTAAAGGCGAACTATCGGCATCATGTATATGCTCTACCGAAACTGGATGATCATCATGAGGCTGCGTCCTTATGTTATCAGGTTCCATTGTAACTGATAGTGAGTTAAGAGCATCAGTTAGACTTGGATCAACTGCTTGCTCTTCGACATTCGGAGTTTGATCATTGGATGGTGTTTCCTGAGGAAGTATCTCAACTCCATTGGAAGGAGGAGAGGTTACGAGTGTGGGTTGTTGATGCTCATCTCGTATACTGGCATGCACAGCAGCGATGAATTCAGCTTCTTCTTTTTCAGATAATAATGATTCGGATGTTAGTATAAACGATGGAAACAAATGCTCTATATCCATTGGCGATACTTTCACTTTTGTATTCAGCAACAGTATTACGTTCGCTTGATAAATTGAATTTTTAAGTTTCTCTTGTTTAGTAATGCTGCTCGTACAGAGAATCATCTTGGAATACTCTTTGCCATTGTAGCTGATCGTTCCATATGTGTCACGATGAGCGGCGATCAAGGGCTTGATAAATCCTAATTGCGAAACGTCGCTGATAACAGGTATGGATTTGTTATCGATATCCTTTAGCTTGGTTTGTGTGATATGAGCTTGCGCCCCAATTGGTTTGATATGTTTGTTATAAAAGTCATGCGTCATCATATAGACGACATTAGACGAAGGGGTCTTCGAACACTTAAGACGGACCAATTTTGTAAAGGGAAAAACT